ATCTTTCTTTGGAATAGAAATAGATCCACCCTGTCCATCTTGTCCGAAGTAAGCTGATTTTTGTTTTGGATAAGCCCATGGTAAATCAGCAGTTTCAATAGTATCTTCATGCATTCCAAATACTCGAATCTTACATCGACCCTCTTTATTTGGATCGTTAGGATCTTCTACTACTCCTAAATATGCTTTATCTAAGTAGTCCTCGTCTCTTTTTCCTATTTCACCTGTTTTATCACTCATATAAACTTATACTGTTTTTATTAATACACGTTTCCGTTATTTGGCTTATTCCACTTAGGTTTGGTATCTCCATTTGATTCATATCCTGTTCCATATACATCATCTAGTTTTACAACCGGATTGTCTATGAAATTACTTGCAGCCTCTAATGCTGGATTTAAAAATCCTCCAATTTGAGAAAGACCGTTCTTTACCTTTTCACCAGCCTCAGATATTGCATCTCCAACTACTGGTAATCCACTTAGGAATGATCCTACATTTTGTACTCCTGCTCCAAAGTTTCTACTTCCCCATGGATTTCTAATATCGGTTTTCATCGGATCATCGTAAATTTGTGTTCCGTCTCCGAATTTAGCTTCTTCGTTTACCCATCCAATTTTAATTTTAAATTGATTTTCTTCCGCCTTTCTACCATTTCCTCCGATTTCTACAGTTCTTCCTATCGGAAGAGTATCTGAAAAATCAAATTCACATTGTCTGCATTCAAATTTAACGTATCCAAATTGATCCATTACATTTGATACCGCGTTTCCGCCTCCTACTATATTTCCAATTGCTCCAGTGTTTATTCCTAATGTATTTGCTACATTTTGTCCAATTCCAGGGAGTCTATATCTTAGATTTCTAAATTCTGCAATATATACATCCATTGAAAACCATCGCAAGTTATCCGGAACTCTTTCTCTTCTGAATTTATTATCAAATATTGCATTACGATATAATCCTGCAAGTTCATGAATACGTAAATCTACCGCCTCGAGTGTTTTAATAGTAAGACTAATATCCTTAGTTTTAAGACCTTTACTTTGATCTGTGTTCTGTGAATACATTTCACTTAAACCTTCAACTGATTGAAAATACCAAGGCGCTTTAAATGTTAGATATCTTAATATTTCTCTAAATGTAGATAATCCATCAGCTTGTGGATTATATCCTCTGCTCATTAAGAAATTAATTGCACTTGAATGTCCTCCGGTATTAAACAACGGACTATTTAATAATGCAACCTCAGCAGTTGGGTTTGGAACTGGAATTTCTTCAAATTTGAAATCAAGCGCAAACGTTAAATAAGTAGGTTCATCATATGGATCTACGTATATTCCCTTTCTAAAGTTTTCATGTTTTAGATTTAATCCTGTAAAATTATGTGGCATTATTGAACTATATTTTTTTCACCAAGCCAGTTAACTCTCGCCAATTGAAACTCTGTTTTGAATGGAAACGATGGATTCAATCTATCGTAGATATATTTAACTCCACTGACATAATATTTTCCAGATATGATAGTATCTGGAACTAAGTCTTGTATATTTATTGGCGTCTCAGTTTTACCATCAACGTTACCTCCTTTCGTTTGCATATTCTTTTCCATGTGAGTAGTTGGAGGAAAATACATCATAATTGGTACTGCTTGTCCTCTATTAACTTGAAAATTAATTCCTGCTGTTTCTACTTTTAGCTTAACTTTATTAAGCTCACTGTTATTATGATCATTAATAAGAACGGATGCATTCCATTCTGGATGCGCATTACCATAATCAATATTCATCCATTTTTTAATTATAGATTCTCTTAGTGTCTCATCATCAGGCTCAAGTCCCTTATTTTCTCCAGTATATCCTTTGATTTGAACAGGATTAACAAAGAAACTAGTAAATCTCTCAGCTCCCTGTAGCGAAGGATCATAATAGAATACCTTCTTCTTATATCCCTTTGACTTTAATATACTTCCTGTGTTTCCCATTAACGAATAGTTAATAATGTACTCAGGCTTCCCTCTGTAATTATCTTTATTTGTTAATCCAGTAACACTTAACATTTCTGCTAAATCTGGATTTTTTCCATCTGTTACTGCCTGTGATATATCTAATTCTGAAGAATCTACCATATTGTCATATGTCATATTATGCTCGTTTAGTGGATTCAACTGTTCAGCTACATTAACAAAGGTTAAATGATAGAATTTATCAATGAATGATGTAGAAAATGTATCATCATCTAAATATGAATGATTTGATACATGCTCTATAAATCTTAGACTACTAGTGTTAGTGTTTAACCATGTCATCTTATCATTTGGAGTAAATTCATTACATGCAAATCCAAGATCATTATCACTAGCTATTGCTTTCAATGCGTCCTTTGAATTCATATTACGATAACTTTTAGATACATTATTATAGATTTTAGGTACATATAATTCTCCTGTCATTATAAAAGTTGCTCCCGTGTCTATACTATCGGCATTCATAATAGCATCTTGAGATGTAATTATATTTGTAATCAAGAAATCACATCTAATTGGTTTAAATTTATCGTTCTGTGGTTTAATGTACACACTCATGATTGGATCATTCTTAGGATAGTTTGCCCCAGATAGTGCTCCATTTCCGTCAACGAATATAATCTTAACCTTTGGTATAATCCCAGTCTCATCAATAACTAACATATCAATCTCAGTAACTGGAATTGAATTTATCTTTACAAATGGTTTATCGGATCCCGTTTTAGTTTTAGCATTTCTAACGCCTTTTCCTGGAACATAGAATGGATTCTCAGCAGATACTTGAGAATCGTCAGTTGACCATAGTTCCTTAAGTGGAACCTTTGGATCCGTTACTACTGTTATTAAATCTTTTTTAGCCATATATTATAAAAATAGTTTATCTTTTAACAGCGCTGCTTGTAATCTTGATCTTGAAATTGGAGTAGGACAATTATCCTTATTGACAGTCGTTACATCTTCTCCAAATACAAGTCTACCGTCTTTTACCTTAACACTCTTGTCTCCTACTTTAGATAGATTAGGTGGAAGTTCTCCATTTGCCCCTACATTAACTCCATCACAGTTCTTATTATTATTCTTACGAACTAAATTATTAACTCGGTTTTTATCTTTCTTACTAACTACTTGTGATTTTGCACCAGTTTCCTTCTTTTGTTCTCGTTCTGCAATATCACGAGGTGGTACATATACTGATTCTAATGCTGAGAAAGGAAGAGCATATAATAAATCTCCAGCCTTAACTGAAAACGGATTCGATATTCCATTATACTTTAACATCGCGTCCCACTTAGTTTGATCACCATATAGTCTATTAGCCATTAGATCAGGTCTCATGTTTTCATATTCACTAACGGCGGTAACACCTGCTCCGTCACTTCCTGTTGGAAATGAAAACGTACTATATATTAAATCAGTTATTTGCTGAGTGTATTTAGTAATCGTTCTTTTTCTAGATATTATTTTGCTTATTAACATAATTAGTCTTTAGTTTTTAATGCTTTAAAATAGTCAGTTAGTACTGGACTTGCTTCATAGAAGGATCCATACATATTACCTACTTGTCTTTTGTATCGATCTACTATTTGTCCAAGGTTTCCAACTCCTCCTGTTACATCGAATCCTACTGATTGACTGGTACTTGATAATCCGACGTCCTTTGTATCTGCGTTAGTATGAACAGTTCCAGCAGATGTTGGATTCTCTGGATTCTTTCCTTCATATACTGCGTTCTGTTTTCTAGTATTACTTTCTCCGTATGAATTAGATGAAGACGCTGGCGGAGCCAACTGGTCAAATGCCATTCTACCTTTACCTAAGTTAAACATTGATTCAATATCTTGTTTAGCTCTAGGTCTACCATGTTTCAATGTAACTTCGAATGAAAATTCAGTTGGAAAATCATCTATTCCTAATGTTTCTCCTACTTTCATCTTAACATCGGATAAGCATAAATTTCCAATCATTGCTATCGGATTCATTGGGTTACCTACTGTGAGGTGCCATTCACCAACTGCTCGTCCATCTAATATTGCTCTATAGATCAGAGGTTTTCTCATTAGTTTACCTAATCTAGGTGCCAACATTTTAGATATAGGATCTGCATTACCTGCAAATTTCTTATCTAATTCCGAACGTTTATCTTGGATTGCCTTTGCGTCATATGCTCCTTCTTTTCCAAATGCTCCTCCTGCTATTTCTTTTGCAAACTCAACAAGATCATTAATATTCTTTTGAGCTAATGCAGCGAGCTGTTCTGCACCTTCGGTTAAACCTCCAGCCACGTCACCGTCTAATATCTTATTCTCCATTCCAAAATTAGGAGTAGTTACACCAGTTGTTTGGAAGTATCTAGCACCTCCACCCCAAAACGGTGCTGTGTTATATGTTAAACTTAGAAAGTTCGTTAGAAGATCTAAGAATGCAATCTTTGGATTGATTCCTCCATGAGACCTAAGAGAATATTCAAAATTAACAACAACGTCTGGTTGTTTTTCAAATCCTCTATCTCTAATTAAAGTTCTATCTATCGCATTTACTGGTCCTAATATTCTATTCCAATATGGTCCGTCTGATCCATATGCATCTTTAATATATTTTTGAATCTCAACGTCATATCCTGATAATTTTAATATATCTTGAGTTCCATTTCCAGAAAATACCTGAGTCTTTAAAATGTTAATGATTTTAGCATTATCTGCTGTTGTTAATCCGGCAGCTTCAGCTATTTGTTCAACTGTTATCTCATTACCTGCTATATCTTGAACATTAGATACTCTTTCATCCCACTTTAATCCCCATGTTACGTTTAATATCTTATTTAAATCATTTCCTATATCAGTACCATACCATGAAACTGCTTGTGCAATTGGAATTGCTGGAGCCTTATCGTCATGTATTCTAATATCATCTTCAATTGGCATCGGATATCTTCTTAGGGTAACCAATCTATTATTAGGAACCTTACCATAATACTTACACCATAAGAAATCTTGAGGTGAATATGGAACTGGAGTCATTGCTTCTCCTAAATGTGACCATCTAATAATATCAGAAGCAGTAGGATTCTCCATCTTCTTCTTAACCTCATTAAACGATTTAAGTATTGCTTGATTTGCACTAACTGGGTCAGGTGCATCACTTGAAAATACATTCAATAGTCCTAATGTT